CTCCTGAGAGTATTCCTGAGCCTAATGCTCCCGTTAGCCAAGGGGCAACACCCCCAAATACTCCCATACTTCCCAGAAGTGCTCCTATTAGGGGTAGGAACGCTTCTGGTTGTCCTGTTTGTGGGTTGGTTGTAATAGGCATTCCTAATGACTTTAATCCCTGCACTTCCGCAGGGTTGACGTGCATCAGCATGGTATCGCCATAGCGACCCGCCTTAGCTACATCCTGTGCTTGTCCTGATAATCCGCCTTTGTTCATATTAGTCCTCACTTTCTCAAGATATTCTATAATTTCCTTGTCTTTTTCCCTGTCGCCCTTAGTTTCTTCTGACTCTTCAACTTCAACTTTAGAGTAATCTACTTCTTCTTCTGGCATATTTTCAAAATGGCGTTTTATGTCCCACCACCTACGCAATCTATCTAAAAGATTAATATTGCCAGAGTCTTCTTCTTTAACCTCTACCTTTTCTTCTACCTCAACTTCTCCCTTATTTTGATATGGACTTCTTCCTTCTACTACTCCTCCAATTTTCTTAAATTGTTCAGCGTATTCTGGACCCATAATTGAATTTAATAATTCTATAAATCTAGGATCGTATTTATATCTTGGTAACTCAAATGTAGGGTCGCCATATACGGGGTGCTCTCTATAATATTTATCTTTTTCAGGATCATAAGTTGTTCCTTCTGGACCTCGATAACCTGTTAAAATATCATGCTCGACTCCATATTCAGATTTTCTAGTATCTCCCAACTCTCTTTTGCCTTTCAAAACGACATCATCCCCAATATAATTTTGAGCAATTAAATCACCCGCTAGAACTTGTTGTATTTTTTGCTGAATATCTCCTGGTTCAGATGGAAATATAGTTTCATAGGTTGGACTTTTCTCAAAATATTCTCTGTCATGTCCTGTTATCGGAGCACCAGCATCAGCAGGAGATAATTCAGGAGAGAATCCATATTGTGCTTGCAAACTTGCCAAGCCTTGTCGTGACTCTGGTCCACCATATAGCATATCACGATAATTTTCAGGTCTAGGCAACTCACCTTGAGTTAATAAATCTAGTACAGGTCCAGCAAAAGGACCATAATCAGACTCAAAGGCAGCCTTTTGGCTTTCTTCTCTACCGCTATAAGGATTAAACATTCGATTAGATATTCTGTTAGGATCAGCAAATAAAGCTCTCGATCTGGATTTAAGGTTTTCTTCTTGCAAGTTTCTTATAGAAGCACCTCGAATAGAATCTAACTCACTTTTTTCTATATCTCCAGCTTCAAACTTAATCCGTGCATCTTTTAATTTTTTTATATTTTTCTTTGTTTCATCAGAGTAATCTGATTCTTCTTTGCCTGCTATTCCTGCCCTATTGCTAAAATTTACATAGGCTTCTGATATTAATTTTCTGTCATCAAGACCAAGACCATAAAAATTATTCCGTATGATTCTATTATTAACTATATCCTCGCCAAACATTATGACTTCTTTAATAAGAGGGTTATCTTCATTCTGATAGGTTTTAGCCTTATCTTTTTTACTATGTTTTAGCCACTGTCTATTTCCACCTTTCAAGATATAGTCTGCAAACTCTTCTATGTGCCCAGGTTTTAATTCTTCTCTAATTCTTCTATCTTTTATATCAGGATCACGCCAAGGGCTTGACTCACTGAATGGGTTAATCACAGCACTGGTCGCATCAATAAACATTTGTGGATTGATGTCCCACAACCCTGTGCTTTTTGCAGGAGTAAATCTTGATATTTCTCTATTTTCTTTAGCCATTTGCACTCGCCTTTGTTTCTACTCCAAATAAATTAAAACTCATATCCACTGCACTTGCATAAACTTTCAACACATCTGTCTGGTTTAAAGTCATACCAATCACCGCAATCAATACATCCGTAGCCGCTACCGACTTATCGTAATAGATGTACTGTTTATCGTCTGCACTTGCTCCAGCTACATGAACGCTTAGTCTAAACGTAATAGCTGAACCCGTTCTGTTGCAAGCCACAAAGGAACTGACCGTAGTCATCACCTCAGACGGAACTGTGTATAAGGTCGTGGTTGTGGTTGCAGCAGGGTCTAGCTGACCCAAAACTTTAATAACATCAGACACTACTGGCTCCCATGAGTAAGAATTGGTGTCGCCTAAGAGCTAATGTCGAGTCTTTTGTTCTTAAATTTTCTATCTCGGTTATATCAGAATCTATATTTACCACTACAGTTTCCACTTGAGACCTGAATAAAGTTTCCTGTTGAGAATCATATTCTTGTGCAGCCAATAATAGTGGTTGGGAATTTCTTGGCATTATCTTCTCCCGTCTGGTCTAAGTTCTAAACGTAAATCACCCAATCTCCAAGTCATACCAGTGGTAGAACTTTCTATTCTAATAGCTGCCTGTCTCGCCCTACCTCTTATTTCAGATTGAGTAGTAGTTGTTTCTATAGTGGACGTAGATAAAGTCGAAGCTGTTTCCAAAGGATAATTTTTCCCTTTCATCGTCATTGTTACCGTAGTGTTAGAGGTTGGAGAACCAGTTGCAGTTGTAAACTTAACGTCAGGAATAATTCGTGACAATAAAACAAAATGCTCGCCGTCCTGTAAATCAAAATCTCCTGACTCTATATACGCTGTCATCGCCGACTGGTCATCGTTATAACCAGTTTCATGCTGATAAATATAATTGGAACTATCGGCAGTTCCTGCGGCTAAAGGTTTTTCTCTGGTCGGAGCAGGTGTCCATGCTGTTCTAACTAGCGTTCCGATTGACCACAAATTTTCTTTATAATTAAATATAACGTATCTATCTACTTCAGTAGCACTACTGGAAGGATAAAACCACATGATCTCGGAGAAATCAGGATTTGAAGCTGCAAATACTTTATATGCCTGTCCTAAGTTTATGTCGGTAGTAATGTAATCCAAAACCGAACAAGGCAAAGGTCTAACCGCTCCGTCATACATATAAAAGTTTCCACGATCCATCCAAAATACAGTGCTGGCTGCAACGGCTGCCGCTTTCGGACTAATAATGGAAGGTCCTTCCATTAATTGTCTAAATTGAAAGGTGAAAGGTCCACCAATAAAACGCATGGAATGAACGCCTGCGTCTGTCCAAATCAATATCTCTTGCCTCGTCTTTAAGGCTCCGACAATATAAGACCCAGAACTAACCCTTTGACCGCCTGCACTATTAGTCGAACTAGGAGTCCAATTTCCTGCATCTTCAGCGTCTGACCAACGCACTAGCAATTCATCTAACACACTGGTTGCACTAATAGAATTAGACCCAAAAGCAATAATATGCCTATCTACTTCAGAAACCATAATCTGATTAACCAGAAGTGGTACATCAGAAGCGGTACTCAAAGCAGTAAAATTAATGGCTCTGGTTGATACTCCTCCTGAAGTGTCCCAATAATAAATTCCACCCCCTCTAGGATTACCAATTAAATCTTCTCCGAAATTATCCTGTGACCACAATCTTAAATTTTCAGCATTAGAGTCTGCACTGCCCCATGTTCCCCTACCCCAAGTACCACTACCCCAACCAGTAGAAGAAACGTAAGTATCTAAGCCTGTATTTATTTGATACACACCAACCACACTACTGCCACCATTACCACTATCGCTGCTATTAGCTGTAACCGTATCGCCCGATGTATCTTTAGCTGTTATCGTGTAAGCATTAGCATTAGTAACTAAATCAATCTGATATTCTTGTTCTAAAACAGCTTCGGTAATATTCCCTCCTGAACCTAACCCATCGCTGTCTACTCCGCTAAAAGTAACAAAATCTCCTGTTACTGCTCCGTGACTACTGTCTGTAATGGTTACTGTGGACTCACCATCAGTAGCCGCAAAAGTTACATCGCCTGGGGAAGTAGTGGCTCTGATCGGGGTAACATCATTGTAGGCACCCCCTTCTTCCACATACCACTTTAAATTGGTTCCTATGCCCATGAAATCCGTGCCGCCTAGATCATCCCATTGGTGTAGGCTTCTTGCAGTACCGAGATAAGTGCCTGATGAATATTTTTCCCAACCACCTATTTTCTCTGGATAGCCAGAACGAAACCGCATCTTGTCTGAATCAAACCAAGAGCCTTCGGCGGTGTACTCAGTACCCTCCTTGTTGATTCCTGGTGCAAATCTAAACTTGGCTAATGGCATTACTTCTTCCTTCTCTTTGTTTTTTTCTTTCTATTTGAACTCTTGGGAACAATTCTTAAATTTTTTGGTGAATTGTTGCGTGGATTACCGTCCCTATGGTCAACGTCCCTGCCGTCTCCTTTTCTTATTCTCTTCTTACGTTTCATTAAACGGTTGGCTTTATTGCGTCCCGCTCTGTTCTTTTTTTGTGTCTTTTTACTATGATACTTTTTGTACTCAGAACGATAATTTCTAGCCTTCTTGCTCTTACTAACCTTCTTAGTCATAGTTAACCCGCCAACATCCTGTTTTTAAGTCTTTCTGCTCTATCTCCTACTTGCGTAGCCCACTTTGAGTCCATCATTTCTTCAGCAGCACGTTCCCAATCGGAAACCTGCACAGCCTGAATAAAGTTTTTAAACTTACTAAGACGAGGATGACCTAAATTAAAACACATATTTGCTATTACTCGCTGACGATTATCACTTAGATTCCTCCACCAAGGCTCTTTCATATCCAATTCTTGACAAACAATTTCTATGTCATTATCTAAACATTCCCTGATTCTTTGCTCAGAAATAGGAGTACCTACTTGCTTTCCGTATTCTTCATCTTTTTTAGTTATTAAGTGTCCTACTCCTAAAGTCTCATAACCAAGATGATCTAAATAGATTTCATATTCAAATCCTTCATCAGCAATAAGCTCTTTCATTAACTGGTCTTTATCCATCGTCTTCTTCCTCGTCATCAAGACTTCTGTAATACTCAACAATCGCCAAAATATCCCTCGTATAACGCTTAATTTCTGCCATATTATTGCTAATATTTTCATAGTCTTTGGTGGTCAGTGCATAGTAGGCTTGTTTGGGTGCCTTTCCTTCTTCAATCAGTTGCAGGTATTCTCTCATTATATCGGGTGTCAATATCTCCCAATCAAAGTTAACCATCTGCATTTCCATAGGTAATGGCGGGTGAAACATGGGCGGTCTTTCTTCTATATTTACTACTTCTACGGGTTTAGTTTTAGCTCCTCCAAACTGAAACATAGAACAGCCACTTAAAGTTAGTAGAGTAAAAGATATAAATAGAATTCTAATTACTTTCATTTACTTACTTACGTTTTCGCCATCTTTTTTTTTACCCTTACCTTCAGGTTCTTCAGGTTTCTTATCAAATTGACTAGGGTCTGTAAGTTCTATTAGACCATCGAAAACACGCTTAGTCGCTTTATTAACTTTACCTTCCAGTAATTTAGGCTTTGCCATAGCAAGTGCATCTAAATCATGTCGAGCAAACGTCTGCTTGAGGGCGTTAACCTCACGCATATTGTCTTGATTCTTCTTAGTCAGACTATCTATTTGGGCGTAGGTCTTTTGTTGTTGTGCTAAATTCTTTTTAATCTGCTCATTCTGTTTAGTAATCTCACTCTCAAGCACAATAGCATTACCTTTTAAGATAGCAATTTCATCATTTAGACTACCGATCCAAACATAAGAGCCACTGGCTACCAGTAATAATGCTATACCTAAACCTATTGATAATTTCATTTATGCTCCTTAAAACCTTCCCCTGCCAATTTAGAGCAGGAGCAGACTGACTCCAGACCAACAGGGGTCGGCTAGTTTGCTAATGGATTCTTGTTTTCTTCTAATTTCCCAATATCTATAATAATTCTTTCTACATCATTTGTTAGACTAGCGATTGATGCTTTCATATCAGAAATTTTATCGCTGTTATCAGGTATTTTTATACTGTCTATTTGTTTTTCTAAGTATTCAACAGAAGTTTCTATACCAGCAAATCTCTCTTCAATAACTTGTTGGGCATCTTCTGTTTCACCTAACCCACCTATTTTCCTTTCTAAGTTCTCAAGCCTATTAACGTAACCTGCTCCTGCATAACCAAATCCTGCTAATGTACTTACAATAGTAACAAGGGCTATTACTTGCCCACCTTTTGATTTAAACCATTCCATATTCTTCTCCTATAAGTTGGGTTGTTGATTAATTAAGCTTTGCATAGTATTAATACTTGTTCTAGCCAACCCATAAAATGCTTCTATATTATCCGAGATATAAGCATCTCCATATATTACTTTGGATTCATACCACGTTTCCTGTTGTGGAATCTGTGCTTCCCTATAAGCATCAAAGCCTGGTACATACCCCAAAAACGCTACTAACGTGGATTCATCGCCGTATTTTCCTGTTTCTTCTTGTGTAGCTTGTCCTTCTTCTTGTTGTTCCTTAATGTTCTGGGCAATAATCTTATCTGCTATTTGATCTGCTTCACTAGCCGTCATCATACCTCCAATAGCAGTATCTATTTCGCCTTGCATATCGGTTACTTGCACATCTGCCATTACTATTTGTGGAGTTGAATCAAACGTAGGCATTGGCGTTATCACTGTGGTTACATTACTAACCGTTTGTGTGCTTCCCCCCATTCCGCTAGTTGAACCCATGTCCTGATTCAAACTTAGTACGGTGTTGGTCTGTACTTGGGCGGTTTGTATCTGATCCGAAATACTGGGAGAACTACTGGTAGAAAACCCACCACCAGATGCTGAACTAGCTACTGCTGTAGTAGTAGTGTTGCCCACTGAACCAGTTGTACCTGAAGAACCACCATAACCAGAGGTACTACCCCCTGAACTTGCAGAACCCCAGCCACCTGTGCGGGCTGTTGTACCTGCTGTAGTCCCTGAAACGCTATTAGAAGCTGCCTGTATGGTACTAGCAACTACGTTTAATTGAGTCGCAGTAATTCCTCCTTTCTTTTCTTCT